CTCAATATTGGGATGGACAATTTACATCAAATGGAATGCAACCTTCTACAAGTTCATTAGAAGAGAATAATAAAAGACAGTTAGGTACAAGAGTTGGAAAGGTAACAATTAGTATAACATAATGGCGACTTATAAATTTTATTATTCAACAACTGAAATAGCGTCTTTAGAAGAAAATTATGAGTCTTCTGAAAATATAAAAAATGTTGAAACGGCTTTTAGAAATGACAAAGGTAATGTAGAATCTATAACAAGAATAGATATAGTAGCTGACCCTGATGAAATTAACACAGATGAAGCTTTAGGATATGTGAGGACATAATGGCAATAAGTTATTCAGATTTTTTAACACAAGTAAGAAATTACACAGAAGTAGATTCAAATGTATTATCAGATACATTAATTGCACAGTTTATTAGAAATACAGAATTAGGTATTGCAGGTGCTGTTGATTATGATGAAACAAGAAAATACGCAACATCCTCATTTACAGCAGATAAAAGATATCTTGTTATGCCAGCTGATTTTTTAATTATTAGATCATTACAAGTGTTTTCTACAACTGATCAAACAGGTGATCGTAACTTCATGGAGAAGAGAGATACAAGTTTTATATCAGAGTATAATAGTTCTGGTGCTACAGGGGTTCCTAAATATTATGCAAATTGGGACGACAATAATGTCGTTGTAGCTCCTACACCAGATCAAGCATATGCGGTTCAATTGAATTATATTATTGATCCTCCTGGATTTACTTCTTCTAATACTACTTACTTGTCACAATATCAAGAATCATTACTATTACATGGCGTACTTACAGAAGCTTTTTCTTATCTTAAAGGGCCTATGGATATGTACAATCTCTACAAAGGCAAGTATAATGAAGAGATACAAGCGTTTGCTCTTCAACAAATGGGTAGAAGAAGACGTGCAGAATTTGATGATGGTGTGCCACGAGTACAAGTGCCTTCACCATCACCGTAAATATTAAAGGAGATTAATTATGGCAATAACACAAGCAGTAGCAAATTCATTTAAAAAAGAACTATTAGACGGAGTGCATGATTTAGCATCAGGTGGAGACGCGTTTAAATTAGCGTTATATACATCTCAAGCTACAATTAATGCAGCAACAACTTCTTACACAACTGGAAATGAAGTTTCAGCTTCAGGACAGTATGTAGCGGGTGGTTCTCAACTTCAATCACAACAAACATCAGTTGCGTCAGGTGTAGCAATTGTAGACTTTGCAGATTTATCATTTACTGGAGTAACATTAACAGCAAGAGGTGCTTTAATTTACAATAGTACTGATGGTAAGAAAGCAGTTTGTGCATTGGATTTTGGTGGAGATAAAACAGCAACAGCTGGAACATTCACTATTCAATTCCCTGCATTTACAACATCGGCAGCGATATTAAGAATTAGTTAAGGAGGATAGATGGCTCTTGTCATTAACGATAGAGTTAAAGAGACAAGTACCACTACTGGAACTGGAACTTTTTCTTTAGATGGTGCATCTCAAGACTTTGAAACATTTGTAGCAGGCGTTGGTACAGGTAATACTACGTATTACTGTATCGTAAACGCAGGTGCATCACCGTATGAATGGGAAGTTGGTGTTGGTACAGTAACCGATGCTACTCCAGATACGTTATCAAGAGACACTATCATTTCTTCATCTAACTCTGATGCTGCGGTTACTTTTACTGCAGGAACTAAAGATGTGTTCTGTACAATTCCAGCTAAGAAAACTATTTCACCAGTCATGGAAGCAACAGGTTATGTTGTAACTCATGCATCGACATTAGATCAAGACCAAACTCTAGATTCAGGCGTATTAGCAGGACCTGTTACAATTTCAGGTACACAAACTATAACAGGAACATTGGTAATTATTTAATGAGCAAAATAGAAGTAAATGCAATCGAACCACAATGCGGAACTACTTTAACGCTAGGTGCAAATAACGATAAAATTGTTTTAGGCACTGGAGCTTCTTTTGGTGGTGGAGTAGCAGCAATAAACTGGGAAACAACAGCACAAGCTGGAGATTTTGGAGCATTAAGTGGTAGAGGATATTTTGTTAATACTACAAGTGCACCAAGAACAGTAACACTTCCAGCAACACCTTCTGCTGGAGACATTGTAGCTTTTGCTGATTATGCATTAACTTGGGATACTAATAACTTAATCTTGGATCCAGGTTCAAATAAAATTAACGGAGATACAACAGATTATATAGTTTCAAGTGAAGGTAAATCTTTGACTTTGTTATATGTAGATTCAACGCAAGGTTGGAAAGTTGTAAATGATGGAAATTCAAATGCTGGAAGTCAAGCTCAATATATTGTAGCAACAGGTGGAACAATAACTTGTTGCGGAGATTACAAAATACACACATTCACAGGGCCAGGAACTTTCACTGTTTGTTCAGTAGGTAATCCTTTAGGATCAGATTCAGTTGATTATTTAGTTGTAGCAGGTGGTGGTTCAGGTGGATCAAGAAATGGTGGATCTGGTGGAGGTGGAGCTGGTGGTTATAGAGAAGGTTATAATCCAGGTTCTTACACAGCAAGTCCATTAGCAACAAGTGCTTTACCAGTTTCAGCATCGCCTTATCCAATTTCAGTTGGTGGAGGTGGAGCTCCGCAACCTTCATGCAATAGTGCACAAGGTAATGCAGGATCAAATTCAATTTTTAGTTCAATTACATCTACAGGTGGTGGCGGAGGTGGTGGTTTAAGTTCTGTAGGACCAATAACTGGTGGTGCTCCAGGTGGTTCAGGTGGTGGAGCTGGTATTGAAACAGATAATGTACCTTTTAGTTCTGCTGGATCAGGTAATACACCTCCTGTTAGTCCACCTCAAGGTAATCCTGGAGGAAATAATTTTGCAACAAGTTTTCCATCACCTAGTGCTGCAGGTGGTGGCGGTGGAGGAGCTGGCGGAGCTGGAGGTAATGGTAGTTCAGGTACTGGTGGTGGTAGAGGTGATGGAGCGATATCAGGTATTACAGGATCACCAGCAGCAAGAAGTCAAGGAGGAGCTGCAGTTAATTATGGTTCTCCTTTAGGAGGTGTAGGAGGAAATAATCCATCACCTGCAACAACTGATGATGGAGTACCTGGTGGAACAAATACAGGTGGCGGAGGTGGAGCTGCTGGTTCAGGTGCTAATAGTGGAAGTAGTGGAGCTGGTGGTAGCGGAATCGTAATAATAAGGTATAAATTTCAATAATTATGACAAGTACAATTAAAGTAAACAATATTCAAAATCAATGCGGAACTGCATACATACAAAGATGCGGAACTACAATTACCTTAGGTACAAGTGGAGATAATATTACTCTTGCTTGTGGAGCAACACAAACAGGATTCGGTCGTACAGGTACAGTGGATTGGGATACGACTGCAAAGACAGCTTCATTCACAGCAGTGAGTGGAACAGGATATTTTGTTAATACTACAAGTGGAGCAATAACAATGACTTTACCTGCAACTCCAAGTGCAGGTGATATTGTGGCTGTTAAAGATTATGCAGGAACTTTTGCAACAAATAATTTAACCATTGCTAGAAATGGTTCTAATTTAGATGGTACTGCTGTTGATAAAGTAGTTTCTACAAATTTTCAAAATTTTACGATGGTGTATGTTGATGGTACACAAGGTTGGATAGCAACAAATTCTGGTACAGATACAATCGCAACTCTTCCAGCTTTTGTAACAGCAACAGGAGGAACAGTTTCTTGTTGTGGAGATTATAAAATTCATACATTTACAAGTCCAGGAACTTTTACAGTTTCATGTGCAGGTAATCCTTTAGGATCAACTACCGTAGATTATTTAGTTATAGCAGGAGGCGGTGGTGGTTCTGGTGGTGGAGGTGGAGCTGGTGGTTATAGAGAATCAAAAGCAACAGGTGCTCCTTGGACAGCAAGTCCATTAGCAACTTGTTCATCTTTACCAGTGTCAGCACAAGGTTATTCAATTACAGTAGGTGGTGGCGGTGGTGGAGGCTATGCGGGAGGAACAGCTGGATCTGCAGGATCAAATTCAATTTTTTCATCTATAACATCAGCAGGTGGTGGTCAAGGTGCACAGTGGGGGAATAACTGTTTTCCTCAACCTAAAAACAATGGAGGATCTGGAGGTGGTGGAGGACAAAGATCACCAGTTGGGGGAGGAAACGGTAATGGAAATACTCCACCAGTAAGTCCACCTCAAGGAAACAATGGGGGACCTTCTCCTGCTAATGGAGGAGAAAGTGGATCTGCAGGTGGAGGCGGCGGTGCAGGAGCTACTGGAAATGCTGGAGTTGATGGAACTTCAGGTTCTGGAGGAAACGGAACCACATCTTCAATATCAGTATCACCTGTCACAAGAGCTGGAGGTGGTGGAGGGGGAGGTAGAATCCCTGGAAGTTCTGCAGGTAGCGGTGGTCCAGGTGGCGGTGGAGCTGGAACAGCATCAGGTCCTGGAACTGCAACATCAGGAACAACTAACACTGGTAGTGGTGGTGGTGGTGGAGGATTTCAAACTGATTATGGAACAGGTGGAAACGGCGGTAGCGGAATCGTAATAATAAGGTATAAATTTCAATAATTATGGCAAGTAAAATAAAAGTAGATAACATAACAAACCAATCAGATTCCAACATCGTTAACAAATGTGGAACAACCATTACACTTGGTGCAAGTGGCGATACCATTACTCTTGCATGCGGTGCATCTCAAACAGGATTCGGTAGAACAGGAACAGTAGACTGGGATACGACAGCTAAAACGGCTGGCTTTACAGCGGTTAATGGAACAGGGTATTTTGTAAATACGACTTCTGGAGCAATAACGGTTACACTTCCAGCATCTCCATCAGCTGGTGAAATTGTAGCTATATCAGACTATGCAGCAACAGCTGGAACAAATAATATCACTGTTGGAAGAAATGGTTCTAATATAGAAGGATCTGCATCTGATTTAACTATTTCAAATGATAGTGAAGCTTTAACTTTTGTATATGTAGATGGAACAAGAGGTTGGAAAGTAGTTAATTCTGGAAATGAAAGTAATAAACAAGGGGTAGCTGCTTTTGTAACTGCAACAGGTGGAACAGTAACTACTTGCGGAGATTATAAAATTCATACATTTACATCACCTGGTACGCTTTGTGTAACTTGTGGAGGAAATGCACTTGGTTCATCCACAGTAGATTACATGGTAGTTGCTGGTGGTGGAGCAGGATCAAGAACAGGTGGTGGAGGTGGAGCTGGTGGTTTTAGATTATCACAAAGCACTTATTCGTGTGCATCACCTATAGCAACTCCTACAGCTCTTCCAGTTTCAGCACAAGGTTATCCAATAACTGTTGGTGCAGGGGGTGCAGCAACGAACGCTGACCAAGTTGTTAATAATCCAGGATCAAATTCAGTTTTTTCAACAATTACATCTGCAGGTGGTGGAGGTGGTCATGCTTATGCTAGTACATCTCCAGGAATCGGTGCATCAGGTGGATCAGGTGGCGGTGGTGGAACTGGTGACGGTACTGTAGGCGGTCCTTTAGCAGGTGGTTCAGGTAATACTCCACCAGTAAGTCCACCTCAAGGTAATAATGCAGGCAATGGTTCACCTACAAGAGGCGGTGGCGGAGGTGGTGGAGCTGGAGCTACTGGAAGTTCATCAGGAGGACCCAATTGTGGTGGTTCAGGCGGTATAGGAACTTTTATACCTAGTCCAGCTTTAGGTCCACAAGCTCCAAGTATAGGAGAACCAGGACCAGCAGGTAGATATTTAGCAGGAGGTGGTGGAGGAACACAACCTTCAGGAATTGTTTTAGGAGGTTTAGGTGGTGGTGGAGATGGAGGACCTAATGCAGGAACTCCAACAAAAGCTGGTGTGGCAAATACTGGTGGTGGTGGCGGTGGTACAAACGATAGCGGTATTGGAACTGGAGGTGGCTCTGGTATAGTAATAATAAGGTATAAATTTCAATAGGTAAATTATGAGTGAAATAAAAGTAAATAAGATAACACCAAAACAAAATTGTACTCAAGTTACTTTAGGAGATAGTGGTGATGATATTGTTGTAGCATCAGGAGTTAATCTTAAAACAGCTGCAGTTAAAGATGCTGCAGGCAATGTTATTATTTCAAGATGTGGTTCTAATATTACTATTGGTTCAAGTGGTGCTTCGATTGCATTAGCGTGTGGTGCATCACAAACAGGTTTTGGTCGTACAGGTACAGTGGATTGGGATACGACTG